GTCACCGACACGGATTCATCGACGCCGGTCACGCCAGCCGGGAAGATGGGCGAGGCGTCATCGGCTGCGCCCCAGGCGAAGAAGTACACGGAATAGCGGTCGCCAACAGAGCCGGACGACGGCTTGATCTTGAACTGGCAGATCGCGTCGATGTAGCGGCTGTTCTGGTTGTCGACCTTCGCGGAGCTGCGCGCGGCGGACGCCGCGAGGCCGTTCAGCGTGATGCCGAAGCTGGTAACGGGGCCGAACTGGGTGCGGATGGTAGACACGCGCGACTCCTAATCCTGGAGGATCGACAGGTCGTTCTCGCGGACGATGACGAAGTCGCCGTCGTTGACGGTGGCCGGTGACGACAGCTCGCCACCACCGAGGAAGTTCCCGCCGCTGGCCGCGTCCCACATCCCGATGTGAGTGTAGGTCCCGGCGGGAACTTGGAAGAAGAGCGGCGGCACATTGCGGACCCGCTTTGCGGTGCCGTCACTGTCAACGGCGGGGAACTGGGCGAGAGACAGCCGCGCGTAGGGGCCTCTTGAGGCCTCGCTCTGCCCGGTCTTGCCGGGGTCGGCGGTGTGCAGGCTGCACCAGTGCTCGGCGACCTGGAAGTCCTGCCCGAGGAACGCCTTTTCGAGAATTTTCTGGTCGAGGTATGCGGAAAACGCCATTGTGGTCTCCCCGAGGTCAGGCCAACTCAATTAACTCGACGTTCACGTCCGCGCGGCCGAGGTCGACCGACTGGTTCCACTCGCCGGCGAAGCGAACGATGTAGCGCCCTGCGACCGCCTGGCCGGTTGGGTCGGACGAGAACTTGGGGCTCGTTTCATACGGGTCGTATAAGTAGAACGGCTCGGTCGGGCCCTTGCGGGCGTCGTAGAAGTCGCGGAGCGACGCGAGTTGGGCCGGTGCGAGCCGCTTCGCAAGCTTCCAGTGCTTGCGGCTGTTTGCGGCCTGGACCGTCCGTTGCGATTCACCGTTGCGGTATTCGCTTTCGACAACGGGGTACGCCCGCTCGTGTGCGAAGGAGCGCGAGAGGCTCGCCGGCATCACCGTCAGCGGCGCGGCATTCTGAACGGAGCCGGGCATCACGCGGTTACCAGGTCAACCAGCCGCTGGTCCGGCCGCACGCCGATCTGTCTGGCCACGAAAAGTGCGTAGCCCGCAGGATCGTTCCCGTCGGAAGCCGGCGCGTAGGTGCGAAACATCTCTTCCACAGTTGGCGGCTTGCCGCCGGTGTATCGCCCATCGATGTACTGGCCGACGAGCACGCGCAGGATGCGCCAGCCCTCCTCCAGTGCGCGGCGGCTCATTTCCTCGCGCGACATGCCGGGAAACTGGTGCGAGGCCCAGCCGACGAAATCCACATAGCCAGCGCTCGTCGGGTAGGGCCGCCCCTTTGCGTCCCACCATGCGCGAAGGTTGCCAGGATTGGCGTTGCGCTGGGCGAGAGTCGGATGCGCCGAGAAGAATCCCTCCATCTCGGCGATCGCACGCGCGAGTTTGTCGAGCAGATCCTGGCGGGTCATGACACGATCAAGCCCGGACTGAGTTGCAGCCCCGTCATCTCACGTCTCCCGGCATTGGCCTTCGTGGCCGTCATCGCCGCGGACTGGACCGCGCGCGGATTCTCCACCACTACCCGCACGGTCTCCCTCTCGAAGAACTCCTTCGCTCCTGGCACGGTGATGTTGATGACCGTGGCCCCTGCAGCCGACGGCGTCCCGCCGCCGATCTTGTCGAGCGAGGGCAGGCCGCTCAGTCCCGGCAGTGGGCTGCCATTGCTGTAGGACGGCGACTGGAACAGCGAACCAGCGGTCTCCACAAGCGACAGCGGCGTCACCGTGCCAGGCATCCCCGTGGGCTTTTGGCCGGTGGTCATCGCATACAACTGGATCAGGTCGCGGATCTGTGGCGAGCGTATGGCCAGGTCGAGGTTGCCGCCGAAGGCCGATTTCGCGGTATCGACGATCTGCTTCAGAACGCCTTTGTCGGAGATATCGACGCCGTAGAGGGCCTTGATCTTCGCCTTGGCCTTCTCCTCGGCACCTTTGACAAAGAGGCGCACGATGCCGGCGACCAGTCCAGCCGCCGCGCCGATCGCCGCTCCCAGAGGCCCGCCGAACTTGAAACCGATCATCGCGCCGCCCGCCGTGGTTTCGGCCATCCCGGTGAAACCGCCGCGTCGCAAGCCGTCGAAGGCCAGCATCGCGCCCGCCATCAGCGCGGCGTTCGACTTGCCGATGGACGAGAGCTTCCGGCCCAGGGTGGCTGCTTCCCAGGTGGTGGCGACGCCGGGCGCGAGCTGTACGCTACCGCCGATCCCAAGGAATGACTTCAAACCGGGCAGGAATCCTGCCCATCCCGCCTTCGAGAAGATGCCGCCCGCTCCGGCCGCGCCGCCCGCTGAGGGAACGAAAGGAGGGGTGGCACCAGTGGGGGACCCGAACACCGAGGGAATAATTGAAGGCACCCCGCCTCCGGACGGCACAAACGGCGGCGTCCCGCCCGGCGCGCCGCCAGCAAACACAGGCACGGCTCCGACGCCGAGGATCCCGCCCAACTTGCCGAGCATCCCACCACCGCCCATCCCGCCCTGCTGGAACGTCACCTTCTGCCCGGTGAACAACTGCATCAGCATCGCGGCCACGCGCGACGACACCACATCCTTGATGGCAGTCAACAGGGCGGTCTTCAGCGAGTTTCCGATCGCAGACCATATGGACTGCGACTTGGTGAGCAGCGCATCGAAGACGCCCTCGGCCTGCCGCTTGAAGGAATCGAAGATGCGCCGGTTCTCATCGCGAATGAGTTGGCCCTGCCGGATGGCCGCGTTCTCCCGTGCTGCCTGGATTGCAGCGTCCGTGGATTCCTGCTGTTGGCCGCGCAGATCCTGACGTTGCTGGGTCACCTCGGCGATGCGAGCGCGGATCTCATCCGCCTGGTAGCCGAGCCGGTTCAAGTTGGCTTCTTCCTCGATCAGCGTCCGCGTGGTTTCGAGGTCGAACAACCGTAGCTTGATGTCATTGACGCGCTGAAGATAGGCGACCTCGATCTCCATCTTGCGCTGCTCGACCCAGAGCTTCTGCCGGAGCGTCTGCGCGTCCAGCGCCTCGACGGACCGCAACTGGGCGTCACGTCCGTAGCCCGCGCGTTGCTCTTCGAACTTGTACACGTCTGCGAGGTGATCGAGGTTCTTTCGCGCGATTTCCTCGTTGTTGGCGAGACGCTTCTGGTAGAGGTCCGACTCCCAGGCCAGGCGCTGCTGATACGCCTCCTGCTGCTCCTTCAGGTAGTCGGCCATCTCCTCCTTCTGCATCTGGCGAACCTTGGCGCGCAGCTCCCGCTCGAGGTTCTCGCGCGTCTTCGCGGTGAGCCGCATCTGGTGCGTGACGCCTCGGTCATCGATGAAGGAGGTGTACCTCGTCACTTCCTTCTGCATTTCGAGCAGGATTTTCGCGGGACCGGTGACGGCATGAGCCTCGGCCGCCAACGCTGCCCCCAGCGAATCCCGCTCCGCCTGCGCCTGACGCTTCCGGATCTCCTGCGCGCGCTTCAATGCATCGATGTCCGGCTCGTTCGAGGTCTTGAGGGTGATCTTCGGTCCGCCGAACTCGAAGGTCTCCCCTGGAAGCATCTTCTTGCCGGAGATCAACTCCCGGATCTGGTCATCGGTCATGCCCTTCTTGCGCAGGTCATCTACCTTGACCTTGCCCTTGAACAGGTCGTCGCGGAGGGCTTGCCGCTCCATCTCGTCGTAGCGGGCCTGGAGTTGCTCCTGGGTATTCTTCCAGTTCGAATAGACGATGGCGCCCGCCGCAATCACGCCGCCGGCAAGCAGAGCATACGGGTTCAGGCTGGCCAGGTTGAGAGCGGCGATCGCCTTGGCCAGTTCCATGATCTTGGTGGCCAGACCATACGTGGCGAGGATGCCTGCCACCCACAGGGCGGTCTCGCCGAACTTCACCAGCAGATCCGTGTTGTCCTTCAGCCAGCCGACAAGCTCCCGAAACCCATGGACGATGGCTTTGAACTGCTCTTGGAATCGCGCGCCGACGGCCTCCTTCAGTTCATCCACTTCGCGCGAGAGGGCCTTCATCTGGGACTCGGCTTCGCCTGACGCAGCCGCGGCGGCGCCCTGGATCTTTGCGGCCTCGCGGACGACGGCGTTGTATCGGAGTTGAACCTTTTCGTTCTCTGAGAGTGTGCGGCCGAGGGTCAGTTCGGCGACCTGCACCTCTTTCTCGAGGTCCACGCGCAGGCCGGCCGCACGGAGCGCGCGCGCATTGCCGAACTCGATGGCCTGGAGGATCTTCTCCAGGGCCTCCGGAGCTGAGATGTTTTCGATTGCGGCAGCGTCCTTGGCGATCTTCGCCAGGCCCTGCGCCTTGGAAAGGTCCAAGTCGGCGATGATCATCCGGTCGATGGTGTGGAGGGCATCCTCGCCGTGGAAGCCAACCTTGCGGACGGCCTCGACCGACCGCTCCATGGCCTCTGCGCTGACCCCGTGGGCCTTCGCGAGCGCGCGCGTGGAGGCCTCCATCCGGGCCTCGTGCGCGGCGAGTTTAGCGGCCTCGATGGTCCATTCCTTGGCCCACTCGATGGCTTTCTTGATGCCCTCGGCGAGGAGGTTCCCGGCAGTGGCTCCCTTCACCATGGCGGCCGTCATGCCGTCGATGCTGGACGATGCGCCATGAGCGGCTTTGGCGGCGGTCTGCTCGATGCTCGACAGGCCCGAGTTGACCGTCTTGATGGACGCATTGGCCTTGTTGACGTCGACTTCGACAACGAGTTCGAGTTTATTGTCGGCCACGGTTGTTCAACTGTTCACGGTCCAAACGGTCACGTTCTTCTTCGAGGACGAGCATGGCGAAGAACTCATCGGCCCGGATTTCCTCAAGCCCGATTCGGACACCGAGCTTCAGCGCCGCCCGGAGGTCGATGGCGCGGCGGATGAGCAGGCCGGTCTCGGAAGACTGGGCGGAATCCAGGCGGTCGAGCGGGCAGTGATCGCACTGGCCACCGTCCGGCGCATCCGGGCACAGCCCCGGGTCGCAGAGTTCGTCGCGCCGCAGGGCCCAGTGAACCAGATAACGGAGGGAGGGCTGCTCGGGCCACTCGCGCCACTCGCCGATTAGAAGTTTGGGTCCCGGTCGTCCTGGAAGCCAGCTTCAAGAGCGTCGATCGCCGCCTTGACTGCGACGGCTTGGTGGATGACGGGCACCTCGCCGGCGTAGCCTTCCGCGCCCTGCGACAACCTCTTATAGAGCGCACCTGCCGCGGCCAAGTTGATGGTGAGTTCCTGGCGGTTGAACGGGAGGTCGAGAATCCGGGCGAAGCCGCGCCGGTACTCAAAGACGTCCTTCGCCGAGGGCATCCTCAGGATATGGCTTGTGACGCCGCCCAGCACCCGGGTCGAGACCCGAAAGGCATCGCCTGCCTGGACCACGTCATCCACTTCTGCCTGGCTCAATTGATCGATGATCCGGCTCGCCTCGAAGGGATCGACTGCCGGTTCCTCGCCGTCGCGGATCTTGGCCAGCAGAGCGGCATCGCCATCTTCCGCGTTGACGACGGTCGTCTCGGAGACGCCACGGCCGAGTTGCTTGATGATCACCTTCCGGCGCCGCTGGCGTTCCGTCCACTCCGGATCCTTCGGGAAGCGGACCCGGATGGTCTTCATACCCTCCGGAGTGCGCAGGTTGATGGCGACCGGGCGGGTCGCGTCGAAAACAAGAGTTGTCGTTTCCATGAAGTCGTTCCTTACTGGCAGATCTGATCCACGTTGCACTTGGCCACGGCTGTGATGATGCCGTTGGTCGAGTCGTAGAGCGGCGTGCAATCAACGGCCACCGTGAGGATGCCGTCCGTCTCGGCAAGCTCGGTGGTGGCGTAGGCGATCTTCTGCCAGGTGATCTGCAGGGAGTTGTTCGTGTCGAACGAGAGATTGATGACCGCCGTGCCCGTGGTCTGGGCCTTCAGCTTCGTGTACTCCGTCGAACCGTTCTCAAATCGGGCGACGAACTTGAGGTTTCCCTGGCGGTTGCCGAACTCGAGGCGGCCTCGGATCGCGCCGGAAGACCCGTCGCCGGCGGCTTGGAACCCGGAGCCGGGGAAGAAGCCCGCGTCCATCCTGAGATTGTTCTTCCAGCCCGTCTCGAGCGAGACGATGTTCTTGTTGGTGACGTAGTCGACGCCATTGATGGTCAGCGTCAGGGACGCCGACGGCAGCAATTTCTCTATCGTGGCCGCCGGCATGGTGATGCCTGTGGCCGAATCGATGACCTTGCCGGAGCCGACGAACTCTGCGTTGATCTTCGAATTGGCCCTGCCGGGACCGGAGCCCACGGTGAGCTGCCAAGATTCCACAGCACAGCCGACCGCCATCCGGTCGAGCACGACGCCTGCACCGGGCCGGATCTGCTCCACGAAGGAGAAGTACGGCAACTCGGCGGCATCGCCGTTCGGCGGGAACAGCGGCGTGCAGGTGTAGGTGAAGTTCGGCGTCGTGCCGGACTTCACGACCTTCCCCAGCCCGAACGCCATGGCCCAGGCCGCGATCTCGGCGCTGAGGTATTTCTCCAACGTGCCGCTCACGTCCCAGGACGTCTTGAAGGTTTGGGTCGGAAACTCGTGACCCTTGCCGTACTCCTCGGCGTCGTTCTCGGTGTTGAGCTTCGGGTTGGCCAGCGCGGCATTGAGCTTCCGCAACTGCCACATGTTCGCGGCAGTTTGCGCGGTCGCGATGTCGGTCTGCTTGCCTTTACCGAAGCAGATCTGAATTTCTTGGAGTCTCGTCGTCGACATGGTTCTCCTTCTCCGGTGGCGGGCACTGGCTCCACCCCGTAATCATGAGCGGCACCAACTGAGCCGGCGTCGCTTCCACCTCACGCGGCTCGCCTTGCCTGTATGGCGGCATCATCCAGACGGTTTCACTCATCTCCCATCTCCGTAAACGTGAGCGGGACTTCGAAGTAGTCGAGGCCCTCGGCATCGGTTTGCCGCTGCACGAGCGGCAGGTCCATCGGGTAGCAGGATGGGTGCACGGTGGCATTCACCATCGGCACGCCCAAAGTTGCTGGCACTCCCTTGGTGATCAATCGGAACAGCCTGTAGTACGCCGTCGGCGGATCGCCGTCGAATGTCTCCCGCGCCCGCAGATAGAGCGTCACCTGGTGCTTCCAGACATCGACGCCACCGAAGGTGCCCGGCGCCGTCCCTTGCCAGGTCGCCATGATCGAGGGCGACGGCGCCGTGTGGATGGCGTTTGCGAGGCTCGCGCGCTTCGGGAACTGATCGTGGTAGGCATAGATGCGCTGCTCATCGCCGCCCATCTCTGCCACCAGTTCCGGGATGTCCCGCAGGAGCGCGACCAGGCCATCCACAAGATCCGCCGGGTTGATCATCGCTGCTTGCCTCCGAGGACTTTCTCCACCAACAGGCGCGGCTTCATCGCGTCCAGCATCTTGCGCGCCGCCTCGACAACCACCGCCTTGTTCTTCGGCGAAAACACCATCCACTCCTCACGCTTCTGGTTGGCCCAGGCCTTGATGCGGTCCTTTCGGGTCGAGACGCTGGCCTTGGCCCGGTTCTCGCTCACCGTGCGCACCTGAAAGTTGCGGAGCAGGTCGCCGGTGAAGCTCAGGTTGCGGCGGTTGCCCTTACCCTTCCGCGTCTTGAAGATTGCGTAGCGCTTGGTGAGAGGCGTGGCGGCGCTATCGCCGGGACCCTGCGCGGCACCCAGTCGCGCCTTCACCGCAGCGACGCCCGTGCCGCCCAGTTCGTACATCTGCCGTTGGCGGAAGTTGAGCAGATCGAGCCGCAGTTGCTTCTTCTGGTAGACCCGGACGCTGGGCATCAACTCACCTGCCGGAGCTTCAGCACGGCGGCACCCTCGGCGTCCGACTCGATGTCGAATACCTTGTAACGGGCAACGCCGATCTCCACCTCGTCGCCACGGACGGGCGTCGCAGCCAAGTCCGCCAGCCGGACGAACAGCACCGCATAGACGCCCGGTGACGCAACTTCGGCTTCCCGCACCGCCTGAAACACCGCGCGGACTATGGTCTGCCCACCAGCCTCGGGCAGGTAGAGGACCTCGCGGCCGAACGCATTCACGACGGCCGCGTTCAGTCCACTCACTGCCGCTTCCCAACCGCTCATGGTTAGGTCTTCGTGCCCTTCACCAGTACCTCCGGCCGCAGGCAGATGGGCAACGGATTCTGCTGCGTGTGCAGGTCAGTTCCGCGCCCGAACTTCCGCGGTTCCTGCTTGGCGTACAGCGGCAGGCCCAGCGTGTTCGCCGTCTCGTTGAAGTCCGCCGGTGCGAAGAACGTCCGGAAGGTGTTGGCCGTGCCCAGCGGGAAGAAGTGCGCTTCGTCGTCGGCGATGAACTTCCGCACGTTGCCGGATGCGTCCGTCGCCTGACCGCGATACTCCTCGAACGTCACGCCGCCGAAAGTGAAGCCGGTGCGGTAGTCGTTGCCGAGTTGCTGGTTGCGCTGGTAGTACTGAAACGCTTCCTTCACCTTCGCGTGGGTGGTGAAGGCGTCGTAGAAGCCCTGCGAGCACAGGCACAGGATGCCCGTCATGAACTCGCCCTTGAGGTTGTCCTCGATGTGGCGCTTCACTTCGAGCACCTTGAGCAGCACCTCGGTTCCGGCCGTGCCCAGCGCGAAGGCCACGGTCTTGGCCGTGATGCCGAACTCGCTGTAGAGGTCGTAGAGCGTCGAGCCGTCCGCGTCGAGGATCACGCCCTTGAGCGCGCCCATACGCAGGTACTCGAGCGTGATGGCGTGTTTGTTGCGCATGTTCTGCAGCTTCAGGGCCAGCAGATTCGCGAGGGCGTCGGTCTCCGTCTCGGAGCCGAACGCACGGATGCCCTGGACTTCTTCGGGCAGCACGGCATCGTCGTGCGGGATGTGCGGGATCACGAACGAGCGCACCTTGCGCTTGCCAGTGGAGCCGACAGTGCCGGGCGCGCCAACGGGCTGCGTGGGCAGCAGGTTCAGCACGCCGCTCATCTCCTCGATGATGATGGTGCGGGTGCGCACGCCCTGCGGCGTCATCAGGTTCAACTGCTCCAGGCGCCCGTAGGTGTTCGGGATCTTGTTGATTGCGGCGGTGAGCGCCGTCATATTGAAGGCGTCAGTCGAAAAGGGATTCAGCATCATGGGTTAGGCTCCTTCCCGGACGAGAATGCCCAGGGTCTTCAGTTGGCCGATGGCCGTGGTCTTCTGGGGCGTGGTGATGCCGCCCGGCCAGACGAGCTTCTTGTCCGAGCAGATGGCGTGGCGCGCAATGATGACGCCGCCCTTGTCCGCCGAGGACGCATCCACGGGCAGCAGCAGCACGCCGGCGGCGTTCTGCGAACCGTCGCTGGCGGCCGGCGCGAGTTGCGTCACCTTGCCACTGGCCGTGATAATGCCGACCACCGTGCCGGTAGCCAGGTTCTGGCCGGAGACCACCACCACTTCGTCGCGGCTGTAAAGGCTCTCGTCTTCGTACTTGAGCCAGTCGCCGAGATAGTTCTGTTCCGATTGAACGGGCATGTTAGTTGACTCCTTTCCCGGCGAGGCGTTCGACGGCCTTCAGGACCGGATTGTTCTCGGGATTCGCCTTCACGCTCGTGGCGGCGTCGGGCATGACGTGAGAGCGAATCTCGTCCTGACCGGCTTCGGCGCGCAGGGCGAGCAGTTCCTTGCGGACGTCGGCCACGGCGAGGCGGCGTTCGATGAAACCGGCGGCAAGAGCGGGCCGCCCGGCGATGGCGCACAGCACGACGATCTCGGCCGCCTCGGCGTAGCCCTGCTCGCGGGCGTTGGCCTCGATGGCGGCAAGATCGGGAACGGGCGGACTGGTAGCCGCCTGGGTAGTTTCGGACACGGTGGTTTCTCCTTTGCTGAAGTTGGGTTTTGACAACGACTCGGTCATGGCGGCGAGGGCTTCGCGGAACGTACCAATGCGGTCGGCAAAGCCGCGGCTGACGCTGTCCTCGCCGTACAGAATCCCCGCCTCGGTGCCGCGCACGGCTGCGGCGCTCACACTCCGGCGGCGGGCCACGGCATCGACGAACATGCCATAGAGGCGGTCGACTTCCGTGACCAGCACATCGCGGGCGCCTTCCGAAAGCGGCTCGTGCGGGTTGAAATCGTTCTTGCGGTCGCCGGCGAAGATGGTGGTGTACCGCAGGCCGTTCGCTGCATCCCAGCCGCTCTGGTCCAGGTGCATGGCGATGATGCCCACCGACCCGACGCCGCCCGTGCGCGTGACCCAGATACGGTCCGTCGCCGAAGCCAGAAGATACCCGGCGCTGAGGGCCCAGTCGTCCACCGAGGCCCACACCGGCTTGATGCGCGCAGCCTCTTCGATGAGGCTGGCCACGTCCCAGGCGCCATTGGCCTCGCCTCCGTAGCTGTCGAAGCGCAGGAGGATGCCTTTGACGAGCGGGTCCGTGGCGGCATCGAGGATCTCGCTGCCCAGTTGCTCATACGAGGTGAGGCCGGACTGAGCGTCCATGCCGGAGGCGCGGTTTACCAGGCTGCCTGCCACCGCGATGATGGCAACGCCGGCATCGGTGACGGCGTAAGGCTTTCGGGACCGCTGCTCTGCCAACAGCGCGGCTTCCACTGGCGGCGGATCGACGCCGAGGCGCGGCGCGAGCACGGCCAGGATCGCCGCCAGTTTCTTCGAGTCGATCATCAACGGCGTGTTGAACACGCGCGAGGCGATGTGGGTGAGATTGGTCATTGCGTTTCTGTTGGTGGCGCCTGCTCGGCCACCCTTTGCCCGTTGGAGGTTGTGCGCCGCGGATCAGAGTCGAACGTCAGTCCGAGAGAATCAGAGCGAGCGTTGTCGGCGGCGACTTGCCGGTCGACGTCTTCTTCGTCGTAGCCCATCTCGTTGATGACAGTGCTGCGCGGCTTGAAGCCCGCGCGCACGGCGGCGACCTCGGCGTTCATGTCCTTCAATGGATCGACCCAGTCCCAGGACGGCGGCCGCCATTCGACATCGAGGTACGCATCCGCGTTGCGCGCATAGTCGCGGGCATCGATCGCGCCAGCCACAACCGCCGCCCCGATCCAGGCCTGCCACACCGGGCGGCAGAACTGAAACACCATCACCTGGTGCTGGAACTGTTCGCAGCGCCGCCGGAATTCGAGCAGGCCCGCGCGAATCGACGAGTAGTTCACACGTTCCAGATCCCCGGTGAGTTGCTCGTAGGTGATCCCGAGGCCCGCGGCCACCGCGCGAAGTTGGACCCGCATGAACTCCGTGTACATGCCGCCCACATCGCCTGGTTCAGTGAACTTCACATCCTCACCGGGCAGTAGCTTCACCATCGAACCTGGCTCGATACCGGCCAGCGGCACGCCGCTTGTATCCGTCTCGCCCTCGCCCGGCTTGCTGCCGATCACCGGATCCTCAGGGTTGTTCTCCGTGATGAACGCCGCGAACATCGCCGCCAGCTTCTTGCGAACCAGTTCGGCGTCGTCGTACTGATCCAGTTCGTGGAGCTTCACCAGAACCTGCGTCAGCCAAGGCTGCCCGCGATGTTGACCGGGCCGAAGCGGCTTGTAGATGTGCAGGACCGAATCCGCCGGCACGCGGATGGTCTCGCCCGCGTTGGCGAACATCAGCCGCTCGCCCGGATGCTCGCGGTACAGGTGATAGGCCACGCGGCGCCCGATCTTGTCGAACTCGATCCCGGCGCGGATAATGTTCCCGTTGGGCAGGTTCTCGTTCTTTGTAGTCGGCAGATGCTCCGCCTCGAGCAACTGCAACTGAAGCGGAACGCTCAAGCCGTCCTCTGGCAGCCGCGGCCGGATGCGCACCAGGCATTCGCCGCCTTCGATCGTGGACCGGCAGATAAGAGCCTGGAGCCCGTAGAAATCGGTGAGCCCGGCAGCGTCCGCCTCGTCCGTCCAGCGCAGCCACAGCTCCTGCAACTGCCGCTTCACCGCAGGGTCCGGGTGCTTCGCCTGGGGCTTGATGCCCGTGCCGACCGCATTCCCAACGAAGCTCTCAACCGCGTTGCAGGCCCAGGCGTTGCGGCGCACCATGTCGCGCGAGCGGGAACGCAGTGCATCGCCCCCGCCCGTGACGAGCGCGTTGATGCCTTCCGTCGACGGGTTCCACCCTTGGGTGCGGCGCGTCGCAGCAGCGGCTTCGTAACCTGCGGCCATACCCAACACCGGTGCGAACGCGGCCCGGATCAGATTCCGCCAGTAGCCCATCGTCAGAAACCCTTGCTGGTGTACGTCCGGATGACACGCGCTGGCGTCGGTGCCGCTGAATCTGCGGCCTTCATCTTCGCGATCTCCGCATCCACCTGTTGCAGCGCCGTGCGGATCTGTTCCGGGCTGCGATGACGCATGGACCGGTCGCCGAAGGTGACCGAATCCGGCGCGCTCAACGCGGCCAGCAGTGCCTCCCGCTGCGCTTCGAGTTCCGCGAGTGTCATCGCTTCATCCAGTTCGATCCGACCGTGACGCGGCGCGCCGAGCGCGTTGCTGGCGCGACCGCCGCTTCCTGCCGCGCTGCCATTGCAGGCAGCAAGGCCTCGAGTTCCCGCCAGTGCTTCTCCGCGAAGCGGTCGATACCGTAGATGGAGGCCGCCGCGCGCGCATAGACCCGGCAGTCGAGAGCCTCATTGCGCTGGTTCGGCCCGACGACCCAGTGACCTTTGACCAGGCTCTCTGCCGTCAACTGCCGGAAGTACTCTTCCTCGTAGCGCGGGAAGTGGCAGTAGCCTACCGGGAATGGATCGCCGCTCTCTTCGGTCGGCGGCGCCAGGCGCAGGCGGCTGTAGAGTTCGGACTTTGCCACCGGCGTACCGAGCGTCCACAGGCGCGTGCCGCGCCGCTTACTTGCGTCCACGGGCGAAGCGCCCAGAATCAGCCGATCCGTCCGCGCGGTTCCTTTCACCGCCACGGCGGTCTTTGGACTCGCGGCCCGCGCGCCTGCCGGGCCCCAGGAGGCCTGCGGATGCCCGCGTACCCAATCGTAGGTGATGCGTGGGTTGAACCCGGAGTCGACGCAAAGGACGCGAATCGGCAGCTGCATGCCGCTCGCGTGCTGGAACTCCTCGTCCAGGAGGGCGTCGAGTTGCCGCCACACATCCGCTCGCGCCGTGTCGCCCACGAGCACGCGGTAGTCGACCGACCACGCCTCCTTGCCTCGCCCCCAGGCCACCACTTCAACTTCAACGCGGTCCCGCTGGACGTCCGCGCCGGCGGTGAGGAACAGGCCTCCGGGCGGGACGGTGCCGATCTGGTAATCCTCGCGCCGGTCATACAGCGGCTGCCACTCAGGCGCGTCGCCACGCTCCTGCCAGGATTCACCCAACACCAGGTTGACGAACGACTTCAGCCGCTCGACGTCCTTCTGCGCCTTCTCCCAGTCGTCCGCCGCGCGCTCCCAGGAGTACCAACCCACCGGGCTGTAGAGGCTCGACAGGTGATACCCGCGCGTCCGGGAGTCGCCTTCCGTCGCCGGCCGCCATTCGCCGCGGGCGAGCATCGCGTTCTTCTGGTGATTGAAAATCGCCTGCTCACAGGCTGTGCAGTGGTAGGCGGCCTTCTGCGGCTCTCCCCTGGGCCACCGCAGGCGGTCGAACTTCAGCACTTGGAACTCGCCGCAGTGCGGGCACGGCACCCAGTAGCGCCGCTGGTCGCTCTCCGCGAACGCTGCCTCGATCCGGCTCAGCCCTGTGACGAGCGGCGTCGAGACCATGAAGACCTTGCGCCGCGAGAATGTACGCGTCCGCGCGAAGGCCAGGTTGATCGGGTCACCCTCACCGTCGACGTCGCCGGGATAGGCGTCAATCTCATCGAGGAACAGATATCGGACGGCCATCGAGCGCAGGCCGACTGCGCTGTTCGCGCCCGTCATGACGAGCACGCCGCCGGGAAACTCCTTCGACAGGACCGTGTTGCCGGAGTCGCGCGAGCGCGGGCTCTTCACAAGCTCGCGCAGCACGTCACTCTCCTCGATTAGCGGGTCGATACGCTGTTTCGAGTTGCGCTTGGCGAGTTCGACGGTGGGCTGCACCACCATCATCGGCCCGGGCGACTTGTGGATCACATAGCCGACCCAATTGTTGCCGCACTCGGTGCCGCCGATCTGCGAGCCCTTCATGAAGACCACGCGCTCGACAGGCGCCGATGGCGAGAGGGAATCCATGATCTCGCGCAGGTAGGGCGTCCGGTCCGTGCGCCACGGCCCCGGCTCGGCCGCCGCCTTGCCGGAGAGCCGCCGGTAGCGGTCGGCCCACTCTGAGATCGTCAGCAGCGGGTCCGGCCTCAAGCCCGCGCGGAACGCCTCGTCGTAGACCTCAGTTGCTGTTTGCGCCGGCAAGCTCATCGAGCGCCTTTCGAATCTCCCCAGCCAGCATCTGGTGGACCTTGTCCGCGTCCGCTTCGGCCGCCAGCGTCGCCGCCAGGCGGTCCGGAATGTTCAGCAGGTTGTCGCGCACCGTGCGCGCCTTGGTAAATGCCGCCACCTGCACCTCGTCACGGCTGATCAGCTTCGCCGTCTTCTCTTCGAATTCGATCTTGGCGAGCCGCGCCAGGTAGTTCTCTCGGATGGCCCGAGCGCGGAAGTAATCGAGTCCGGCAGCGACCGGTGCCTCGGAGGGCTCCCTTGTTGCCGGAGCCGCGGGTTTCGCCCTGCGCTGCCCGGGGCGCGTCTTCGCATTCCATTCGGCATCGGCGCGATCACTGTCGATCAGGCCGTCCGCGTTGGTGGCAATCCGCCCGGAGCGGATCGCTTTTTGCACGGCCGCCAGGCTTACACCGCGATGTTTGGCGTAAGCGCGCAGGCTCAGCAGAGGCATCGAACTTTCTCCCGATTCACTCGCCGATTCC